AAGAATTCGAAGAGATTGAGAAAGTAAAAAAAGAAGCGGATAGACTTATGATGAATAAGTTAGCCGAGATTGAAGAACTCAAGAATAAGATTGCGAATCTTGAAGAGTCTTTAAAATCGAAAGATTATTTTGAAAGACCTGATTACCAATTTCTGGTGGATGAAAACCATAGACTTGAACAACAATATCTTGAAGTAAAAGCAGACAATATAAAGTTGGCTAAACAAGTTGATGATCAAATCAATAAATTAAGAGAGGCAGGTTTATTATAATGTATAAACCTTTACCTAAAGAACTTCGACTAGGTTTTTCTGACATTCACGACATTGGTTTATTCACTAAAGAAGATATTTCTACAGGAACTAATTTTGGAATGAGCCATATACAAATTAGTGATACCATTGTTAGAACTCCGTTAGGAGGATTTGTTAATCACAGTGACAATCCTAATTGCGAGAAAGTTAAACTTTATTTTAAATCTGATAAAGGAGATTTTACCAAATGGAACCTGATGACCATTAAAGACATTAAAGAGGGGGAAGAACTAACATTAAAATATACATTTTATGACATACCGAACCGAACAGGATAAAATAAATAGGAGAGAAGCAAACCAAAGATATTATAAATTGGAAGAGAATAAACAACAGAAAAGAGATTATATGAAAGAATATGCAAAAAGAGATTATGTAAAAGCTAAGGCTCATGAATATTACATAAGAAAGAAAATAAGAGACGCAAAGAATGAAGACCTTAACACCATTAACTCGGAAGGATTTATAAATTATGAAAGATAAGAAAAAGAAACACGATAGTGATGATCTAGAAAGGATATATAATGACATCTTCGGTGACGCCATTCAATATATGCGTGACTATGAAGCTCAGGCGGTAGCTGCAACTTATATGGCGATTGCCATGAGACTTTATAAAACCCATCTTGATGATGACGCTTACAGAAACATGATTAAAACAGTCATGGATTCTGAAGTGAAACCTTATGATCCTGACTTCGTTGATTTTGAAAAACACTTAAAGAAAATTTTGCACTAATGTCACGATTCATTAAAGCAAGCTCCGCATACGCATCAGACAAAATCGATTGTCCTGAAAAAAGACTCTTTATTGCCGTTTTATCGCAAGCCGTTCACGATGCCTTTTCTAGTCACGTCCCTGGTCTAGAAAAACGACAGGCGCAAGCCTGGCTTCTAGGTAATAGTGAAGATTTTAAAACGATTTGTGAAAACGCCGGAAGAAATTCTAAATATGTTTTAACAAAAATTAGAAGAAAAATTCTTCAAGCCAATGGTTGGAATGTGGATCTTAGTTTAAGAACCACACCTCCTAGACGAAGGAAACAGATGAAAAATATAAATAAAAAACACCTGACCGGCAACGCTTATTATGCTGCAAAAGCCAAAGCCCTTAAGGAGACTCATCATGCCTAATGAATTTGAAAAAAGAATGAGGAAGGATTTAGAACGTCGTCTCGATAAAAATAATTGGGACCAGGCGATCTCGGGTCGTATTCAAGATTCCTTCAAACCCCTCGTTATTGGTAAAGTCCCGACTAAAGAAGAAACCGTTGAGGTGGATATTAGTCGCACCCATGATACCTCACACCGAACTTATAAAAACAAAATCGAAGAAGCCATCGCTCTTGCCAAGAAAAAATTAGGGAAATAGGGAGGCACACTTGCTAAATTATATGAAAAGTATTATTAAACCTTTCATGACTAATTTCCCTTATGATATACAAATGACCGCGATGTTTATTTTCATCACGTTGTATCTTGTAATGGACATTATTTTTTAATGGTCTGGTCTTATAAAGAAAAATACCGCAAGGATTCTAAATTTAGAGCTAGAGAAAAAAAACGTAAAAGAGACTACGGACGTTCTTCTCATGGCCGCAAAGTCAAACGCGCCAATTATGCTAAACAGATGCGCACAGAAAAAGGCTATCTCCGAGAAAAATGGAATAGTTTGATGAGTAAAAGTCGAAATTATGTAGATAAAACAAGGGGTTACAAGAGAAAACCTATTCCTGTATTGGTCACTCGAGAAGAGTTTTATGAACTTTGGCAACAACATAAAAAACGTTACGGAGGCTGGTTTTGTGCTTATACCGGAGAGAAGATGACACATCAGCGAAATACGAATGAGTTAAAGGATTCAGCCCGCCGATCTATGTATGGAAATAATAAGATTAAAATTAAATCGAACATGTCTGTGGACCGTATTGATAGCGACAAAGGTTACACGAAAGATAATATTGTCTTTTGCACCTGGGATTTTAATGATCGTAAAGGCAACATTAGTTTAGAAGATATTCGTTGTATCTTAAATTTAATTGAAAGTAGGAAATATGACTGATAAGAAGACACGTGAAAAAGGTAGAAAATGGGATGGACTATCACGTATTAGTAATGATCAATATAAAAAGAACTGGGATGACATTTTTAAAACTAAGAAGGAAACTAAAAAAACTTCTGAACCTAAAACGCGTTTGGAACAAATGACACAATTAACTCATGACCCGATTATCGATTAAAAAACGATTTAAGAAAGCGATGAATAGTGACAACGCCTTGGACCTGGTGGTGGATATGTCATTGATTTTATTCGATGTTTTGAGCTCTCCTATATTAATTGTGATGAGAGTCTTTAGGTATTTTTTTAATAAGTTTATGAAAGATTATGTTAAGAGAGGATTGAAGTGGGTGGTTAATAAACTATAATTATTGACATATACGAGGTTATAATATATAATCCCATACATAAAGAAAGAGGTAAAAATGACAGATAAAAATCTAATGCTTTCAAAAGAAGATATTGGAAAGAAAGTTTATGAGATAGAACAAGAAATAACTCACGTTATTAAAACGCAAGTTATTGCCAAAGATGATGATGAGGCATTTAACAAATGGTTGGAGTGTGATGAAACCATTAATAGCGAGGGTTACAATGCAAAAGACAATGGTTGCGATGTGGTCAATTCTTATGCAAAGGAATATTCGCAATTAAAAGGAACAACTTTAATCGGAACTATTCAGAAAGAAGATGAACAAGACGAGGATAGTCTGTTAGAAGTAGTCTAATGAAATGGAATAAACGATTTACCTATCCAACCAGTTCTCGGTCCTTGATCATGGGGTCGAGACACTACGATATTGGACAAGAGAAGTTACCCAGTGTGACAACAATCCTAGCTGCGACTCAGTCAGAGGAAAAGCGACAGTCGTTACAGCGTTGGAAAGATCGAGTGGGTCTTGATGCAGCGGATCAGATTAAGAATGAAGCCGCGAATAGAGGGACAGCTATGCACGCGTATCTGGAGGATCATCTATCCGGGAAACAGCGAATTGATTTAACACCCATAGGCCAAGAAGCAAGGACCATGGCCCAAATGATCGTGGACCAGGGATTGAAAGACTTAAATGAAATATGGGGCAGCGAGGTAACGGTTCACTATCCTGGCTTATATGCGGGTGCAACTGATGTGGCTGGAATTTATAATTCGGCCGAGAGTATAATTGATTTCAAACAATCCAACAAGCCAAAAAGAAGAGAATGGATTAGTGATTATTTCACACAACTAGGCGCGTACGCAATGGCACACAACCATGTTTATGGTACAAAAATTACTCAAGGTGTTATTTTAATGTGTACGAAAGATAATTTATTTCAGAAATTTATAGTGGATGGGCAAGAGTTTGTCCGATTCCAACATGACTTCCTTCGCAAGGTGGACCAATATTATGCCAATAAAGACCAAAACGTGTCTTAAATGTGGCAGAAATGTGAATTGTATCCATTGTATACCTTTTTCTGTATAAAAAATGAAAAATTTTTTTATTTTTTTTCAAAACCGGTTACAAAGGATACAAATCAAATTATTGTTGTATACCAACACTTATTCGCTCAAATTTGTATCTTGGCTCAGGATACAAAAAGATACAAAAAAAATAAGCAAGCAATACCAACACTTATTCGCTCAAATTTGTATCTTGGTACCAAAAAGCTAGCAATACCAACAAAATAAGGGACGCGCGCACATGATTTGTGTTTTTTATTTTAAAATTTATTGAGAGCGGGGTATACAGAAAAAATGACTGAGGAGAATTTTTTTGATATGTTTAATCGGGTTCACAATCCTGATTACTATTACGGACGAAAAAAATATGAAAAGAAAAAAACCAAAAAGAAAAACAAGAACAGCAAGTATAAGAAAAAACCATATCCCGTATTCAAAGTACAGGATTGAGTGGTTTGATATTGCTTCTGATTCAGGCTGGGCTAGCGAGCATCAATTTGATGAAATGAAATTAGCAACACCTGTTAGTGAGGGTTGGTTGTACGAAAAGAATGATTGTGTCATTAAAATCTTTGCTAGTTATGATAAAGACGAGGAAGGTTTAGTATTTGGTGAAAGAACCGTTATTCCTTTGTCTTGTGTGAAGAAGATGAAGAAGCTGAGTTAGATGTTGCCTCCTTATCAGAAGTTTGTAATTTACGTAATGGCCGCAATGCTTCTGTGTGTTTACTTTTTTCTCTCTCATTTACATCAGTTCTAATTTTAGCCTGTTTGGCCTTAACTTTCTTTTCAATTTCTTCTGTTGATTCACCCTCAATCACACCAGAGAAATCTTCTAATATTTCTGCCATTCTTTTCTTCAAATCTTCTGGCGACATATCATCTATCTTACCAGTTCTTATAATTTTCTGTTCAACATATAATCCAGCTGCTTTACCTCTAGCAACTTCAGCATTGTTGGCTGCTGAGAAGGCACCTTTCTTCAATGCTTCTTCTCTGATTTTGCCTAATTCCATGATGTGTCTGCCATACGTAACTTCGTATTTCTTTTGGTTTTCCTCTCGTAATTTACCGATATAGGATACAACAAGTGGGAATTTCTTTGGGTTCTGTAGCTCTGATGCTGTTTGTCTAGCTCTATCCTTCTCATAGCCTGCCTCGATAGCACATTCATAGGCATACATACGGCCTTCATTGCTAACCAATAAATTAGCAAATTTCATTTGCATTTCAGTTAATCGTGCTGGTACTCCCATAGTTGACTTTTAACGTAACATAACGTAATAGTCAATCCATGATAAATGGGAAAGAATTTATACGACAGATAGAAAAGTTTATCAAATCTCCTGTGTGTAAAGATGCAAGAGTTCAAGTGAAAGTTCCTCATGGGGAGTTTAGATCTCCTGATGGGTTCTTTGACATCAAAAGAATTTACTTGCTTCAAAATAATGTGGTTGGAGCCAGAGAAACTCACCGAGTTGTGTTGGAAATTTCAACAACAGAATCATGGAAGATGGGTAAACCGAAGCTTCTTTTGTAAAACAGTTGTTACGTTAAAAAACTTGCTTGACTAATTTTTAAAAAAATGAAATTAGAGTCCAAATTTTACAATGAGCTTAAAAGAAATTCATCACAAATTACATGGACAAGGCTGGAAAATAGCAGCGTATTCGGTACTCCTGATCTATTGGGCTACAATAGTTTTAGGCACTTTTTCACTGTTGAATTAAAAGTAACAAAACGTAACAAAGTTCGATTCTCTCCGCACCAAATTTCATTTCATATTAGACACCCGAAGAATAGTTTTATCCTAGTCAACGCACTCGGTCCTCGAGCCGTAAAACTTTATGAGGGGTCACAGATCATGG